TATGACTTTAGTCATTTATCCAATGCAAACATGGCAGCCAAGCGACGAAGAGTGTTCCGACGAAAGCGCCGATTTGCTAAGCGAGCAAGTAGGGCGACTTATAAGCGACGTCGTACGTTTAGGACGAGAATTCCGCGAGGTTTCAAGCCGTTTGGCAACTCTAGAGTTGCACGTCTCACGTATTGTGACAACATCGTGCTTGATCCCGGCGCCAACGTCACCGCTGGAAAGGTTTTCCGAGCCAACGGACTGTACGACCCCGACGCTGCTTTAGGTGGTCACCAGCCGTACGGCTTTGACCAGCTGATGGCTTTGTACAACAGATTTGTTGTACTTGGAGCGAAGATCACTGTTGTAGCCATGCCGTCCGGAATTGCCTCAGCATTGATTGTTGCCGTCAAGTTGTCTGATAATGCAGCTTTATTATCCACTACTCCTTCTGTGTTGCAAGAGCAGCCTGGGTACAAGTACAAGATTATTGCGAATTCTTCAGCGTCGGTGACGCCCCGTATTACTTGTACATATAGTGCCAAGCGTATGTGTAAGCCCGGTTTTATGTACAACGATACGTATCAGGGCACTGCGAACAAAGATCCGGATGACCAGTGGTATTTTACAGTGCTTACTGCTAATCCCAGTCCCACTATTGATAACGGTCCTATGTACTTTAATGTGCGCATTGATTATATTGCAAAGTTTATTAATCCTATTGAACTACCTGCGAGTTAATAAAAATTAAAATCCTCATCATCAATTGAAGGCAGGTGGATTGGAGAAGAACTCCATGGTGTCCAGTCTCCGTTGGATAGCGGCATGCTGCTGTCCGGTGGCCTTTGGATACCAGTCAGTTGGCTGAAGGTTGCTGGTGATGAAAATTCGTCGAGGCACCCAATTAACGTAGCCTCCCTTGATGGGCACCTGCATGGGGTACCTATCAAGAAGCTTGAGAAACACATCCAGCTGGATTGATCCGGTGTAGTCATCAATGATGACGTCAGCATGGTCCGCGTACCCGTCAAACCAGCAGGAACCGTCATGGACGTAGGGATTGACGGCAGTGTCAAAGGCCTTGCGAGACTTGCCCGCTCCCGCGTCACCCCAGTAGACGTGAACTTCAGTCTTCCAACTGCGGGGAACGGAACAGAGTGAGATGTAACGATCCATAGCACGGTGATATTTGGCCATACAAGTAAAGTTATCATCCCATAGATCACGCCCACGCTTGCCCAGCAGTATAGCATTACGACATTCAATTAAATCATTGCGCTTACCAGCGCCCTGGAGCTCACCAACTGTCCAAGGTCCGGCAACCCTGGACTCTTCCTTTTGGCAGTAGTCTGCAGCCTGAGTAGGGGACCCGCGACGACGTTCCAGGTGAGTTCCAGCAGGGAACAGCTCCTTCACAGCATTAAACCGGAGCTGGCATCCCAGTTGGATAAAACCCTGGAAATGCTCTCGTCCGGTGTCCGGACAGCGTTCCTGTTGAAAGACCAGGTACTTGCACGGGATGGACATCACGTGATCACGGCCAGCATCAGAGACATCAAAACAGGTGAAACAAACGTCTGACATACGATCTTTAACAGAGAGAGGAGCAGGACCTTCGGCCATTTGATAAAGTTTTGGAAGTGAGCAAAACTGTTGTGTTGTTGAAGGAGCACGTGCTCCTTTTTTTGATTGGTCAAAAAATTGTGGTTGCCAAACGGGCAAAAAATGCCCGTTACCCCCTAAAGTGCCATGAAGCGCGCTGGGCGCGCCTGGCGCAGGCCCGAAGGGCCGAGCACGTAGAGCCGTAAATGCCGCAGCGAAGCGCAGGCATTCTAGCCCTACCAACCTAGGTCCCACATGGACCCCCTGGGGTAGGATGGTATAGGCAATCAAAGTTGCCGCGCAACGGGTGTGCCAACATGGCTGTGACTAAGGGTGGCGGTTAGTATTACCCGCCACCTCTAGTCACTAGTCAGTGACTTATGACTTTAGTCATTTATCCAATGCAAACATGGCAGCCAAGCGACGAAGAGTGTTCCGACGAAAGCGCCGATTTGCTAAGCGAGCAAGTAGGGCGACTTATAAGCGACGTCGTACGTTTA